AGCATCATGTACTGTTCCCGGTTCAGGGCGATCCCGGAGAGCTGGTGCTTGGCCGAATCCGCATGCACCAGGCGTTTCTCGTTGATGGCCGCCACCCGTGCCGGCTCGCGATCCGGCTGCATGCGGCGCATGAAATCGGCGATCGACTCATCGACGAAGCCAAGCACCTGAGCGGAATGCGCCGGCCTGGCGACATCGAGCGTGCGCTCCATCCAGTCGCGATAGGCCGCCAGGCGCTGCGGGGAATTGTTGAGCGCCTGCCACACCTGGCTGCGCATCTCGCGACTTTTCAGGGCCTGAGTATTTCTGGCCAGCTCGATGTCGAGGCCGAACGCCCCCTGGCCGGGGTTGTGGTCGAAGCCCGGATCGGGAGCGAACAACTCCTTGGTGGCGGGATCCCGGTAGCCGGTCACCGTCACCTTGCCGCGCTTGCCGAGATCGACGACATTGGTCTCCATCCGGCCGTCGCCTTTCGATAGCGCGCCTCCCTCGGCCTCGAACTCGGCCGGCGACAGCGCCTTGACGCGGCAGCGGCATTTGTAGCCGTTGGGTGGATAGATGGTGCCCCAGGCGCCGTCGTCGTAACGGAACACGCGGCCGTTTAACGCGCGATGGCGCGGCCGGGTCCGGTTGTCCAGGATCGCCACGTATTGCCAGAACGGTCGCTGGTCGGCGTTTTCCAGTTGCGCCTTGTAGCGGCCCGCCATGTACGCGGATTGCAGGTTGGTCTGGAACACGGTCTTCAACCGGCGCGGCGTCATGCCCCGGCCGGGAATGATCTCGCCCGTGTCCGGATCGTAGGGTTTGCCGCCCCACCAGCCCTTGCGCTGGAGTTGCGGCTTCAGTCGCTTGACGAACTGCTCGAAGGTGGTGCCGTCGGCCAGCGCCTGGTCGATGCCGGCACGGATATCCTCAAGCACGTCGGCCTTCATGACTCCGGCTACCGTGAAGGCGGCGGCGTGCGCCTGAGCCGACATGGATTGCGCGTTGGCGCTGATGCGCATGCCCTTGGCGCGGAAGTACTCGATGGCGCGTTCGTGCGGCAGGTTGAACGCGAGGGCGAGATTTACATCAGGCGTCGCCATTCGCCGCGCCCCAGAGTTCGGAGGCGAACATGGCCTGGGACAGCATCGCCTCCAGCTTGGCCGTGGGCAACTTCGGATAGCGCTCGCCGAGCAGCTTCAGTGCCGCATCGAAACTGCCGGCTGCTTCGATGTCCTTGAGCAACTGGCCAAGCGCCCGGTCCATGATCGCCTGTAAAGCGTCGGCCGGGATCTGTTCGATGGCGGCATCAAGCGCAGCCTGGTCCGCGAACAGCGGCGTATCGCCCTCGGCAAACTCCGCCAGTGGCGCCGCCCCATTCGGGTCCGCCGCCGGCTTCGGCGGCGCCGAGAGTTCCCATTCGCCGCCATACGTTTCCTTGACATAGTCCAGCGTCGGCCGGAAGCCCATGTCGAAGAGCAGCTTGTCGCGTTCGGCGCGCGCCTTGAGGTCTTCTTCCTCCTCTACGGCGCGCCACACGGTCGGCGGGTTGGCGCCGGGCATGTTGAGTTCGACGTCCCAGGCGATCAGTGAGCGGCGCAGCGTCGAGGCCAGCAGATCGGCGTCGGCCTGCACCAGTTCTAGGCGCATTTCGTTGCGCAGGATGGCGGCGCTGGCCAGTTCGCCACCGGCGCCCTTGCCCCCGCCCTCGCCGAGGACGGCGGCCGCGATCTGCTCGTCCATGTAGCGCACCAGGGCGTCGTGGGTACCGGTGCCGGAGCGCGTCGCTTCGAGCAGCTCCACGGCCGCGCCTTCCGGTAGCGCCACGCCCGCGTCGTGGGCGATGCGCCGCAGCGCGTCTTCGAGCTGGTTGATGTCGACGCCCGGCTGGTATTTGCCGATGGCGGTCGGCGCGCCGAACTTGTCCAGGAACTGGAGCCAGAACGACAGGCCCTGGCGCTTGAAGTACACCGGCCACCACAGCTTCTGCCCGAGGCCGAGGCCGTGCGGGTTGCCATCCTTGGCGCCCACGCTATGGACGATGAACTTCTTGTCCGGCACTTCCTCGCCGTACAGCGGCTGCGAGATGGTCAGCAGGCGCAGCGACATATCGTCGGCGAATCCGAAGCGCAGCCCGTTGCGCGGCCGGATCTCGGCCGGGCGCAATTCCGCCCCGTCGATCACCCACATGATCTCGCCCGCGCTGCGGCCCTTGAGAATCGCGTCGAGCAGGTGGTAGCACGCCGGGTCGAAGTCGAGCGCGTCCAGGTGCGCGCGCACCATGTCGGCGGCTTTCTTGTCGAGGCGGGAAGTCGTCGCCGGCTCCACCGTCCAGTCGCGGCCGATGACGGCCATCTTGCGCTTGTGCAGGCAGGCATACACCCACGGGTCGCGCTCCAGGTCATCGTAGATCGCCAGGCCGCGACTGCCGCCCTTGAGCGCCAGCACGTCGTCGGATGGCCGCATGATGCCGCCGAAGGCCGGGAACGTGAGGTCCTTGGCGACGGTGGCGATTTCCTTGGTCAGGTCTCGTTGGGTCATGACTTACCCCATGAAGCCGGCGAGGCCGCCGGCGGATGATTGGCGTGGCAGGTGGCGGATGTCGCTGATGGAAGCGAAGCCGGTGGTGGCGATTTTCCAGAGCATTTCCAGACCGTCCGGACCGTCGTCGTGGTCGGCCTTCGGGAAATGCCGGAGCTGGTCGATCAGCGTCGACTGGCTGGCGTGCAGCCGGATCAGCCCGTTAACCATGTGCGGCTGCAAGGTCTCGATGCGCAGCGTCTTGTCGGTGTGGTTCATGATCGGCCGCGCCGGTACCGGGATGCCGCGAATGGCCGCACGCTTGACTAGTTCGGTGCGCAGGAACTCCTGGAACTGCACCGCTTCGACGCCCCACAGCAGGCAGTGGTACTGCGCCTGGAGTGTGATCACGTCTTCGATGATGCGATCCGGCAGGCGCTTGCGGATGGCCGCCTCGACGACGTCCAGGATGCCGGTCTCGCGGTTGAAGCCGCCCACCAGCAGCGCCGATGGATCGCGGCTGGCGCCGGCCTTGCCCAGCGACGGGTCGCAGGCGCCGAAGAAGAGCCATTCGGCAAGGCGGTTGACCCAGAACTGGATGGCCTTGGCGAAGGGCGCATCGTCGTCGGAGAGCGGATCGTTCTGGAGTTCGGAGTCGAACGAGGCGTGGCCGTCGCGCGCGCGGATCCGCATCAGGTCCACCAGCGGCCGACCGGCTGGCCAGCTCACTTCCGCGCCGGCATCCATCTCCAGCTTGTGGGCCTGGTAGTAGGCGTTGGCCAGCTCGTCGCCCTGGGACATGAGGGTGTTTTCCCAAACGTCCCACAGCTCCATGTTGTCCGGCCAGCGAATGATGGCCTTGAACTTGACTGAGCGCCACAGCGGGTTCTTCATGAAACGCGCAAGCATCGAGTCGTAGTGCAGGATCGTGCCGATCAGGATGCAATCGAACTTGTCGCCGGCGCCGCCCAGCTTTAGAGCCGCCCTGGTGATCCAATTGCAGCTTTTGTCGCGCTGCTCTGGACTGCGCACGTTCTCGTCGTTTTCCAGATCGTCGCCGACGAACAGGTCGGGGCGATGCGGGCCATGCCGCCGGCCCCGGATCCGCTTGCCGCTGCCGACGGCTTCGATCTTGCGATCGTTGCGCGTGACGATCACGCCGGCCTGCCAGACGCGCCCGCCGCCGGTCGCCTCGGGGAAGTCCATCGCCAGGCGCGGGTTGCTCTCCAGTTCGGCCTTGATGGCTTCGAGCATGATGGCCGCCTGGTCGAAGGCGTCCATGCCGATCATGGCGTACCACTTGCGTTCGGTGATGACGCACCACAGGACGAAGATCTGCGAGGTGATGGTCGACTTCGCTTCGCCGCGCGGCGCCGCGATGGCGTCGGTCTCGCTCTTGTCGCTGTTGGCGATCTCCGGCAGGCGCTGGTACAGGTAGTCGTGCAGCCGGCTGTTGGCCTTCTTCACATAGTGCGGGAAGTAGGTGCGGGCGAAGAACTCAAAGTCAGCCGTGGCGGTACGGCGCCGCTCGGCCGATGCGGCCGGGTCCGGGTCGAAGCCGTCGACCTCCGCTTCGATGATCTGACGGAACTCGCCCGCGTAGCGGGCGATGTCGTCGAGGAATGTCTTGCTGCTGGTGGCCTTAGCCACTGGCGACCTCGTGGGCGAACGGTTCCAGGATCTCGGCGAAAGCGCCCACGTGGCGTGGGTGCTTGGCGCGGACGAACTCGCCCAGGCGCTTGATGGTATCGAGCCGCACCGCCAGCGCGTCGGTCTCGGGCATGCCGCGTTTCATGGAGGCCACCATCTTGTTCAGCGCATCGCCAAGTTTGGCAATGGCCTCGACGCGCGCCAGCGGCGCGATCTGCGCATCCGATTGCAGCCACTGAATGGTGGTCTGGGTCTGTTGCATCATCGCCGCCAGGCTCTGCCGCATCACGTCCTCGATGCCACCGCCGGCCATCATCTGCGCCGAGCGGGCGCGCTCCCAGTCGTCGCCGGCTGCCAGCGATTCCCGCTTCCAGCGGCGGGCCGTGGCGACGGGTACTTCCGCCTTGGTCGCGGACGCGTCAAGATCGAGTTGGCCAAAAATGAAGTCGGCGCGCAGCGCGCGCCTTACGTCGTCACCGTGGGCCATTGAGTTCACCCGGATCAGGACGGCGCACGCCGGGCGCGGTGGAACGGCCGGTGGCGATGTCGGCGCCGCGTTCGGTCAGGCGCACGGCGTCGAGTTCGAGCTGCTCGACGTAGCCCATTTCACCGAGCCAGGCCACTTCCTGCATCAGCTTGTCGGCGCTGGTGATGTAGCCGGTCGCCTCCACCTGAGTGCGCAGGGCCCGCGCCGGCAGCGTGTAGCCATCGGCGAAGTGCAGCGTCATCAGAATGGCCAGGCGGCGTGCCCGTTCGATCTCGTCCTTGTAGCTCATTTGCCCGCGTCCCTCAGGTAGTCGTTGATGCCATGCAGCAGGCGCTCGATGCCGGGCAGCCGACCGACATCCCGCTGGATCTCGTCGATGCGCTTGTGGATGGCCGTGATGTCTTCGTGGGTCGGTACATGCTTGACGTCGGATTCGAGCCTGGCCAGGCGCTCGCCGTGGGCCTTCATGTCGCG